TATAGAAGTCCGATGTGGGTTTTAGCCACTACGCGGATGGTATTCCGCATAAAACGCACCTATTGCGTTGTGTAGTTTTATTTAGCAGAATTCATTGGTCAAGTATACAGTAACTTAACATAAAAAAAACAGCACCCGAAGGTGCTGTTTCTTCTTCCCTGCATTGCAGGTTATAATGATAAAGCTTATGAGAACGAAAGGTTCTGTACAGCAATTTCACCAACATAGTCGCCGGCGTTACCAAAGGACGATGCTGTGTTTGTTAGCTCAATGTAGCCATAACGTGTCATAAAGGACACAACTGGCTCAAAGCTTGACGGATCAAGAACAACGCCAGAACTCATTAGCGGTACGTATGGGCAATAGAACGCTGGTGCGTCTGTTTCACTTGCGCCTTTGTATCCAACTAGAACTGGTGTTGCATCGCCTGCATATGAGTCACAGAATACACGCATTGTGCCATTCAATGTACCAACGAATTTAGTATTTGTTGGTGCTTCAAATGTGCCTTCTGTAGTACGAGCAAACGCTGAAGTTGTAGCAGACTGAAGCACAGTAAGTGCAGCAGGTGATACAACAGCATAGTTGCCTGCGCCACGACGTGTACGCTGTGCAATCAAGTTAGCTGTTCTGTTGATTAGAACTGCAAGTGCTGCATGCTCATCACCAACAAACGTAGCTGTACCAGATACAGTAGCTTGGTTGTATGTAAACTCAGTAGCTGCCAACGAACGTAGAGAAAGTAGAATCTCTTGGTCGATTTCAGCAGTAATTTCCTGAGCTAGTGCAGCCATGATTTCAGCTTCAACGTCAATGCCGTGCATGGCTTGTGCGTCTTGAGCTGCTTCAAATGTCCAACGAGCTTGTAGCTTACGTGTTTTTGCTTCAACAGCTTGCTTGAGGATTTGTACGGAAATCTGACGACCGCCGGAACCTTCAAGTACTGCTGTGTTTGCACCTTGGTATGTGTTTTGTGCAGCTTGTACAACGCCTGCTGTTACAGTCGACGCACTTGAGTAAGCTTGCGCAATTTTAAATGGTGATAGAGCTTCGTCACCAGCTACTGTATTAGTATTTGCTGCTGAGTTGTCTGTCATGTTATTTGCATAACGTACACGTAGTGTGTGAATTTGACCAACTGGACCAGTCATTGGCTGAACGCCGACTAGTTCGTTAGCAATAACAGTTGGCATAACACGTCTGATAACTGGTAGGATAACACGGTTAAGTGTTGCTACGTTACCCGAAGATGTTGAACCTGCTGTTGCATTCTCTGCTAAGTGTCTGCGAGTGTTTTCTAGGATAACACCCATTGTGGAACGACGAGAGCCGTTTAGGCCTTCTAGGAGGGCTTCCTTGGTCTCACTCCATCTGTTTTCTAGTAGTTCTTGTGACATTTCTGTCTCCTTTTTCTTTTTTAAAGCCCTGCTAGGCGCTTGAGATCAATGACGTTATTCATGTCGGATCTTTCTACGGCCTTAACAGTTTTGTTACCAGTGGATTCAACAAGTGCTTCGGCTTTTTTAGCTGCTTTAGCTTCACTGAGTACTGCTGGCAAATATTTCTCAAATGCGTTCTTTAAACGAGATGTTTGAACGTTTTCAAGAAGATTAATCATCACATCTCTCTTCTCATCATTGAGAGGGGATAGAAGTTCGTCTAATGTAGCTTCGCGCTCATTAGCTTCACGAATGATTTTAATTTCATGATTTTTACTCTCAACAAGCTTTGTAGCTTGTTTTTGAGCTTTAATGGCTTCTGACAACTTAATATCTTTATCTTCAATAGTAGCTACTAGCTTGCGTACTTCTGCATTCTCATTGAGATGAGTAGCACCAAACTCTGTAGCATATGCTTCAAATATACGACGACCAAAATTGTTCTCTCGAGCAGCTTTGATGTCTTCTTTAAGTTGACTTAGTTCTTGCGTAAGATGGGTAGCAACAGTTGTTGACATCTTTTTAGCAGATTCTTTAACAAATTTGCTTTTTAGACTATCAAGTTGTCCACGTGCATCACGAACAAGTTTTACCTTAGTTTCCACTAAGTCTTTCTTGTCTGCTGCAAACTCCTTGATTTCTTCGGCTAAAGCACGAACAACAAAAGATTCTAGTTTACCAAAACCTTCTGTTTGTACTTTACGATCCGTGCGCAATTCACGAAGCTCTTCAGAAAGTTTTGAAACCATAAAGTTATTAAACTTTGCAGTATTCTCTTTCATCGTCTTTGCATTTTTTACACGGTCCTCTGCAAGTGCCTTTTTCTCTTCATTAAGTTGAGAAATTTCTTCTTGCAAGCCTTCTGTTACCATTTTATCTAGGGCTTCTACCATCACAGTTTTATCATGCTCATAGCGGTGTGCAAACTCCTCACGAAGTTCTGCACGAACTGTTTCTTTGGTCTCGACTAGCTTTGCTGCCCATTGTTCAGCAATAGCTTGGCGAGTGTCCTCATTAACCAGGTCGCTATCTAGTAGTGGTTTAATAGCATCTAACATGCGATTCTCCTAAATCTTTAGGTCCCTAATCAAACGAGATACTTCGTTTGTTAGGTACTTTTGCACTTTGTCGTTTGACCCAGACTCCCTAGCCATCTCAAGAACTGTATGACCATGTTTCATGTTCAACAGTCCTTCGTAGATAGCTTTAGGATAAGCATTTGGAGCACTGGGCTGTGCGACCACATCGACAGTAACAATTTCAAAGTCACTGACGTGTCCGTTGTGTGGATCTACATTACCTGATCCACGACTTGAAACTCCCAATCTTACACCTGACTGAAGCATAGTTTTAACTAGCTCACCCATTGGCGTTGGAAGTATCTTTAGTTTTCCGTATCCATTTGGACCGTCCATCCACATACTAGTAATCATGTGACAGACACGGTCCAAATTAATTTTAAGGTCATCCGGGTGATCAACTTCACCAAGGACACTATTGCCTTCTTTGATCTGTTCGTTAAGAGTTTTAACTGCGTTAGAAATCTCACTTACAGGGTATATTCGCTCATTAGCGTTCTTGACTCCGCCTTGTATGCAGATGCCCTCCATAAAGAGTTCCTTACCGTCCTTGCCTTCAACAAGTTGAATTTGTGCGGTTTCAAACGTAAGATTTTCTCTAAGGTAAAGAGCCATACTAGGTTTCCTTTTTAGTCAATAACACTTTTAGTGTTTACACCAGCAGCTTGTGCTAAATCAGGCTTAGTAGCTGGTTTAACGTCAGGCTTTGTTGTGTTGGCTTGGCTAGCATACTTTGGTGTTGGACGGCCTTGTTCGCCTTTGTTTCCATCATCAAAATTTACTGGCTTTGCTACAGATCCTTTTGCGCCGCTATTTGCAGCAACAGGTGACTTACTAGATGTTGATGTTGTTACTGGCTTAGGAGCAGCAGTTAGTTCAACATTTTCGTTAAAACGACCTTCAACTTCAACTTCAACGTCAACTGGTTCGTCAAGTTCGTCTTGCATAGCATCCATGTCATCCATTTCGCCATCCATTTCGTCTTGCTCGCCGTCGATGTCATCAGTATTGTCATCAACTTGACCCATAAGGTCTTCAAACTCAGCCATTAGTTCGTCTAGTTTATCTTCTAGACCAACAACACGATCTTCTAGTTCTGCTTCTTCGTAATCGTCGTCGTCGTTCTGAATGTCAACGATTTCAATTTCTTCATCATCTTCAAAAGTAACGCCTTGCTCTTCGGCTTCTACTTCGTCAATAAGATCGTCAACTTGTGATCCGCCTAGATCCATTTCGTCAATTTTTTGATCGTTGTCATTGTCGGCATCGCGCTTGCCTCGCTTTCCCATCTCATCATCTCTACGATCTTTCATAGATTGTGATTTGGAATCTTCAGCACCATCTTTGGCACCAAGATGCTCATCTTCGCGATCTTTGTATCCTTGTTTTTCCATGACATCTTCTTCTGCCATGATTTCTTCATAGATAGTTTTTGATTGTTCTACAACTATCTCATGAAAGAGAGCTTTTGCTTTATTTTGTTCGTCGTTGATGACGAATTCAATAAGTTGTTCAAATTTATTCATTAATTGGTTCCTCCAAAGTATGGGCTCAGTGTAATATTTAACATAGATGTAAAAAACTATGTAGTTATAGGGGTAAAATGGGTAGAAAACGATGACTGAATAGGACTAAAGAAAAAATCTCTATAAAAGTCTTACATCTGCGCCGGTGGCGGTGCAAACTGTGCTTGAATCTTTTTTAGCTCTTCTTGTTTTTCAAAGTTACGCATGTCGTACATTTTACGCAGCTTAGAAATCTGCTTAAGAGTTAGTTTGGTTTTACGCAGTTCTCCAAGCCGAGGGGTAGAGTTATCATCCTCTACATCTTGGTACCCTTCTGGTGCTGCTTCAAAAAATTCAAATAGTTTCATAATAATATTTATCCAATAGTAACATTCATAGGTATGGTATGTCCTGCACCTAGACTTGCTTTTTTTGAACAATTGCCAATACAGGTATTATGACAGGTTTTTATACTATCAAAACTGTTTTTAAGTTTAAATTTGTAAAAATCTGATTGTGCAATATCACTTATATTGTGAATATTTAAGTTTATATCATCAAGATTTCCAATTATTTTTCTAAACAACTTGTCAGACATAGTGTTTTTCCAAGTTGTGCCGGACGTCATACAGCATGGTAACACATACCCTTGATAGTTTATATACATATCGCCATGTTCGTTCCAAGAGCATACAGGACTTGTAAATTTGTCAATGCTGTTTGCTATATTGTGTGATTTAGTAATAACTTCTAAGTCATCGGTCATTTCTAAATTATACTGAAACTCTCCGTCAATGTGTACAGGCCAAATATTAGTTTGGAAGAAATTTCTATTAGATTTTATAACATCAAAGTTTGCAAATCCAAGATCTTTTGATAATTGCCTGGCTTCGTCAACTTGATGTTGATTGTGTTTAAAAACTATGTATTTCCAGGAGGCATTTCCGCCAGCATCAATAAAGGCTTTTGCATTTTCAATAGTTTTTTTCCAGTTAGCATTTATTCTATAGATGTGATTTGTATCTTCTAGCCCATCTATAGCAAATACAACATGCACATTTTTATAGGCTGCTAACTCTGAAAACCATTTTTTGCCACGTATGCTACCATTTGTGTTAATATCAACTTGGTCCAAATCTTTAAAAAAATCAACAAATTTTTCAATTTCAGGATTCATTACTGGATCACCATAATCGCCTTCAAATTTCATATTTTTTAAATTAGGTAATTGTGTTAAATTAAAATTTTTTGAAAAATTATCAAAACTTAAATGCCCCGGAGTAAGATCTTTATCTAAAAACCCATCTGCATCAAATCTAGGACATTGCGGACAATGCAAGTTGCAAAAACTTGATGACTCAATTGTTAGTTGTTTAATTTTATCTAATTTTAAGAACATTTGCTGTTAAACCAATACCACATAGGCGTAGTAAACTCTATCCGAACTTCGCCGTTAAGTCCAATAAAACCGTAAAACTCATCAGTTAGCGTAGGACCATTTTGATTGTTGTTACTGCCCACATGATAATAGCAAGGATTTCCGTTAACATATAAATCAGTTACATCGATTTCATCAAGTATAATTTGTTGCACAATTGCATGCACGTTATAAACAATATCGCCTTGTTCATCAATAATAGTATGTTCCTCGGTTTTACCCCGCATTACTACTTGAATGCATTGTTCAGTGTGTGCATCAGTATCGTTGTACTCGATTGTATATTTCTTCACGCCTTTGTAAAAAGAATTACTTGTAACAAGTTTGTTGTTTTGGTATATATCAATAAAAATCTCAGGAATAGTCTCACTACACTCAATGTTTAGAATTGATAACATTTTTATGCTGGGGGCGTTTCTGTTGCAACCGGATCAGCGCCATCAATGTCAATACCTTC